CTATAAAATTGGGTTAAAATTAGAGTCAACATTGTCGATTACAGCTCTACCATCTTTGCAGGCAGATTCAGATTAATCACACAATGCACCTTCACTATTAAGGATTGTAGGCCTTTGAAATTACACTAACTCCATACATACCAAACAGTATTTCTCGTATGTTTTTATAATCCATAAAATTGCCAAATACTTTCCCGTACTTAGTAATATCTATGATTTTTTCTTCAGGATATTTTACAATAAGTCTTTCAAGTGCATTTAGATGTGGTAAGATAGACTCATATTCGTATTTAAATCTCGAAAGTAGGGTTTTATTGTATACAATATTATTTGTAATAGTCTGTTTATTTTTTATAGCTGAATTAAACTGTTTAATGCAGTAGGATTGATTCCCCGCAGTACATCCGAATTCAGGAAACCTTAATATATTACATCCCCACACCTCCTTTATATAATCATCTCTTGCAGAGTCATAGTTTGAATCATGTAGGTCAGAATCTATTTCCACTACTAGGTTATAGTCTGGGAAGTAGTAATCAGCTAAAAAATAATTTCTGCTCAAGAATCTATCATCTAAGGCCATGTTTGCTAAACAATAATTCTCCCACCTATCTCTTCTTTCTATGATTAGCGGAAACTCTCTATAGTAATTTAAATTCTGAGCAGTATAACACTGGAGTATAGAATTAAAATAATTAACCCACACACTATCTTCTTGGTTAAGGTTTGAATTCCGACCCCATTCTACATCAACATACCTAGAATCCTCTGTCAACATCAGTTTTGGTATCCTATACTTACCTACAGCAAATGTAAATCTATTACTATTATTTAAGAAATTCAATAAATTTATTCTATTCATACCTATAAGGGATCTAGAGGACAAAAAAATAGAGACTAGTGTTTACTAATCTCTATAATCAAGTCTACCTTACTTTCTTATACTCAAAATAAGTCTTACCATTTCTTTCTAGTACTAGGTTTGTTAGGTTAAATCCAAGTTGTACCACCTCACCAAGTAGAACTGATTGATCTACTTTATCCTTAGGCTCTACAACATAAAGAGTACCACCCGTCTTTAAATACCGATGTGCTTCTTTTATTGAGTCTAGGTAGTTTGTTCCCCATAATGACATACAGAAAACAGCACTATCTACACTTTCATCTCCTAAGTATTCGTGTAAGTCTGAACAATCTGCCTCTACTACACTAGGATCTACTGCACAATGATCAAATGAGTACCAGGCCTTATAATTCTTCACTAGGTCCTTCAGCCTATTCATACCACAACCAAGATCTGCTATTGTCTGTCCTGGATTTTCATTTAGTCTCTCCGCAATAACAGTAATAGGATTTTCTACCCAGTCTTTTATATTTTCTTCTCTGACTTTGTGATAATCTTTCCATCTTGACTTGTCTTCACCAAACCACTCATGCATTCTAGTAGAGGTGGATGTACTAGCTTTTTGATGAGTGCTGGTTATGATTGATTCACTACTATACTCTCTTATCTTAGTCTCAACCACTTCTACCTCAAGTTTCTTTCTAGTGATGGTAAAATCTTTAATGCCTTCTCTAAGTGACTCAACCGCATCTCTTAGTAGTTTTGATCTATTAAGGCTGAAAATACTTGCAAACCTACCATCAACTACTGCATCTGAGAGTGTACGCTTAGTCTTGATAATCCTAAATCTCTTATCATCCCAAGACCATTCCTTACCGTTATTCATCTTGATCTTAACCTGCGGAACTACTATCTTAACACTACCAAATTCTGAACCTTGGCGATTAATTCTACCTACCAACTGTACATACTCTGCATTGGTCCAAGGAAGTGACAAGATAATAATTGTGTCACAAATCTTCTGCAGGCCATCAACACCAGTAGTAATCGGTGAGGATGCTAAGATAACGTCAAACTTATGCTGGGCGAAATCTGAAACAATCGAATCTCTCTCCACTGAATCAATCTCTCCTGTATACTCTCTGAACGTAATACCATTCTTCCTAAGCTCTTCTTTAATACGAGGTAGGATATTTTTTATGAACTGAGTATAAATAATAGTTCTATACTTTTTAATGTGATACCTGATACCTTCATACTTAATTTGTACCATATGCCCTTCTATATCACCTACTTCACTATTCTCAAAACCTACTAACTTCTCTGCAAGCTCCTTAGTACCATCAATATCTACCTTCTCTTCGATACAATTAATCTTATAGTCAGGCACATATCTAAATCCATATAACATCAAATACTTATACGCATTGTGGATATTGTTAATGGTTACCAGATTTGTTGGCATGATATCTTCAAATGAGGTACCAGTTATGAGTTCTAGCAAGTTTCTAACCTCACTAAGATTATTAATGAGTGGTGTTGCTGTCATACCTAATACTCTCATACCTGGATTTTTCTCACCACCTAAGACACGAAGATTAGTTAAGTTCTGATTGATACTAGACATGTCATTTTTAGCTCTATGTACCTCATCGAAACATAGGAAGTCAATCTGGTTAAGGCTCACTAATTTATCGACAAGGGCAGGAGAATATGACTGACAGAACTTTTCATAATTAAGTATGACATAATTATACTTAGACCTATCATAGCTGGTTATATCATCTAGGGACTTTGGAATAATGATAGTACTCTCAGGATAAACACGAAGGATTGATTTTCTTATTGTCTCAACCACCGCATTAGGACATACACATACAGTAACCCTTGCATCAATTCTACGAGAGGCAATGAGAAAAGCATTAGTCTTACCTGCACCAGTACCACACCAATTTCCATAGTAAGGATTAGTGGCAATTCGGTAGGACATTAACTTCTGCATGAGACTTGGTGGGTATTCAAACTTATAATCTGGACCAACCTTCTCATTAAGGACACTCTTATATTCCATCATAAAAGTATCCAGCACATAAGTTAACCATGGACCACTAGACTCTTTCATCTCTTTTACTGTCTCTAAGTATGACTCGCTAGATAATACACAGTTCCATATCTTATTGACTGACTCTTTCAATAAATACGCACCCTTTTCGCCGCTGGACACAAAGTACTTATCATAGGTCTTTAATTCTTTCGTTACTAAGTCAGGGAGAACATTTAGTAGATTCTCACTTTGATCCTCTGCGGCGATTGTTTGTGCGTCTTCAAATTCTAGCTGTTCCTCTTGTAATACCTGCTCTCCTACTTCATCGGCCGTATCATTCTCTTCTGTTCCACTACCAATTGATTCCCTGAGCTTATTGATGTCGTTAACTCTTTCACTACTACCAGCCGCAGACCTAGTCAGAACCTTAAAATCGGCCGGAAGTAAGTTTTGACCAATTAATTCAATAAGCTGATGAACCGATAAGTGCTCAACGTCAGAATCACTTAGCAATGATAGCTTAGAGTCTGATGAAAAACCTACTTTGCATTTATAACAACCTGAACCTTGAAGATGTAATTTTGGGGTTTGACTGAAATATCCGTGTATTTTACATAATATTTCAACTGGTGTTCTACAATCCTTATACTCTACTTTATTATAATCATATTTATCACCATGCACTTCCTTGGCCTCCTTGATAAATTCACCTGTAGTTTTTCGAATAGAGTTGCTTCTGAGCTCAACAGCACATGTAGGACAACCTCTACCTCTGAGATGTGATTTTGGGGATTGATTGAAGTAACCGTGTATTTTACAAAATATTTCGACAGAAGTAGTATTGTTTTTATAATCTACCCTACTATAATCGTATTTATTTCCATGTAGTTCTTTGGCTTTTTTAACGAATTCTTCAGTATTTGATCTACAAGTTCCTCCACATTTAGGACAACCACTTCCTTTAATATGGTCTCCGGAAATTTGATAGAATTCCCCATGGTGGGGACATACTATACACACTTTATCATTCGCTCCCTTATATTCAACTTTACTATAATCATACTTATCCCCATGAATTTTTTTTGCCACCTCTATAAACCCCAGAGTAGTATTTACCCTAGAGCTGCAGCTTGGGCACCCGCCGCTGCTGATGAGGTGATAATTAGCAATTCGATAGAACTCCCCATGTTCAGGGCATATAATGCAGACTTCAGTAGAACCATTTTTATAATCTACCTTACTGTAATTATATCTATCTCCGTGTACCTCTCTGGCATCTCTAATAAACTTTCTCAAGGACTTTCTATTTCTGTTACCTAAAGTTATTCTTTTACAATTAGGACAACCACTGCCTTTAAGGTGATCTCCAGGCCTTTGATAAAACTCTCCATGCCCTTCTTTCTTACATATAATACAAACTTTGGTATCTCTATTCTTATACTCTACCTTACTATAGTCATACTTATCCCCGTGAACCTCCTTTGCCTTTTCGATAAATTCTTCAGTCGTTAATTTCCCTGGCATCTTATAACCTCCAATATAAAAAAGTAGTATATCATAAATAAGATCACCACAGTAATAACCACAGTACCTGTAATTTTCAATCTCAGCACTACTTCACTTACTAATAAACTGTGTAGGTAGTCTCGATTTTCTTCTGTATTATCTAGAATAGTTCCAGTATAATACAGGCTAATGTTTTTAAAATTTTCTCTTATAAATCTTTCTAACATATATTTTTTATTTTTCATTCTATTATTAAGGAATTAACGTGAGAATATCGGAAAGAAAAAAATAAGATACCTGGTTCCTATAATTCCAGGTATTCACTCAAGTTTGTTCCACTTTGTGAGATGATATAGGCCCCTGATTAGTCTAGTGAGTGAATCATCTGTGTCTGTAAACATCTCACTTGTATCAACCCTGACGCTTACTTCTTCAATCCTTGCATTATTACTATGAATAAAAGCAAACACATCATCCTTCTCATATTCAGAAAGACTAAATAATCTATTGTATAATAACCTTCCATGTAGTAGAAGCCTTATTATATCTTTCTTCAGTATTATTTTGCCTGGACACGGATCTTGCATGTACATATAGGAAACAATTAAACACCTCATTAGCTCTTCTTTCCTACTACTGGACCAATCTCTAACCGACTTCTCTAATAACCTATCTACAATTTCATCTTCAAAAACCTTAGCGGTATTAAACGTCATAATACCATACTGATAGACTCGTATTACATCGTATAATATTTCTTCAGGTATTAAAAGCCTCACCGGTACTACTAAGTGACAATATTCTTTAGTTAATTCTCTTACTACTTTAAGTGTTATCTTCTCTTTCATAATCTAACCATAAATGCCTAATTAGCTTAGTGAATGATGTTTCTGATTCGGAGAGGATTGTACTTGTATCTATCCTAACAAATCTCTTCTCGATCCTCCACTCTTCATCACTCACTAAACCTCTAACTATGTTATCACTATTATACCTACTCATATTACTATACTCATAACAAACTTCGCCTTCTCTGAGACAGTTTATTATTTTCTTAGTTGTTATTATTTTTCCAGGGCTTATTGTATAGTCTGCATGTTGTATTTGAATCCCAACACTGATCCGGACACTATCACCATTGCTTATTTCTTCTCCAATGCTCTTAATTACATTCTCTATCTTATCTCTTAATAGTTTTGAACCGAAGAAACCATAACTCAGTCCAAACCTCGAATAATGTATGAATAGGTCTGACAACTTACTCTTAGGCACAGTCAGCTCAACAGGAAGAACTATGAAAAAACTATGTTCAACTAGGTTCTCTATTATCTTAAGTTCTAATTTTCTTATCATCCTAACCAAAACGCTTACCTTGCATTTCATATATCCAATCAGTCTGTGTCTTATGGTAGATCTGAGACATAAACTGTTGATATGGATCTTGTAGGTTTCCTGTTAATATCCTACTAGTATCAATTACCAGTTCTCTACTAACAGATCGAACATTCCAAGGAAACCATTCGTTTATCTTGTCTTTTGTTGGATTGAATATTATAACGTCAGACATACTACTACCATCATACAGAATAGATCTAAGTTCCTTGTCTGTTATAAACTTCTTACATTCCACTATAAAACATATACACTGCTTCCGATATACAAACTTTCTCTTAGTAATTAAGTGTTCGAAAAAGTACAAAGCTTTCAGAGTATCCAATCCAACATCCAATACTTCACTATTAGGAGGAGATAATCTGATACTAAAAGATTGATCTACTTTTTCAAATACAGTCTTATAGATACCCTCTGGATACAAAGCATCTATAGTTAGGTAAAATCTCGTATAACCTCCAAACGTTACTTCTATAATACTAACTTTCTTTTTCATTCTTCTAATAATAAGGTATTAAGAGGAAGAAAAATAAAAACTAACCTATCCATCACAGACAGGTTAGAATGTTAACTAATCAAGACCTCGCTCGGCCTTCAGAAAGATACTACTAATCGATAAAACAATTCTCACTATTAAGGAATCAAGGGGAAACAAAAAAGGAGAGAAACTACATAATGTAATTCCTCTCTCCTACTTTAATCACCTATTAACCTGCTTAGCTGATTATAGAACTTGATCTGTCCCTCTTCATCAGGCGTAATAACAATATCAACTGTATGCTTCCCTATATCTGCATTTGATTCATACCTACCGAAAATATCCCTAAAGTAGAGTCTCATTGTTCTAAAGATAAAGTAACTATTGCAGAAAGCCCTTATGTCTTCCTTATTACTCTCTACTGTAAAAATTCGATACCTGTAATCATTTATCATTACTTGGTTTGGTGAATCTTCAAATGCATAACTTACTAATTGTCCATTTACGTCAAAAAGTGAGTAGCCATAAATTGAATTGACATCTGCACGCCTATCCTGTAATTCAAACTCAGAATAACCACTTCCTATTTTTTCAGCTGCCATAAAGTCGTAGGCAAATCTATCATCTCCTAGCTTCCTAACTCTGATTGCTAGTCTAAACTCTGTCGGATACTTACCTGTTTTAATTGTGTAAAAATCCGTACACTCCTTACTACAGAACATCTTTACTGGTTCCATGACGTTCTGACCGTTCATACTAATACTTGACAACATAACTGCCAAGAACATAATAATTAATTTTCTCATAATCTTATAATTGTTAATGTTAATATAATTTTCTTCTTCATACTTATAAGGGATTTAGGGCGAGTGAAAAAAAAAATAAGCTAGCCTATTCACCACGAACAAGCTAGAATATTTTGGCCTCGCTTGACCAGAAACAAAAACATTAAATTTTTTTCTGAACAACATTTCCTTTTCACTAATAAGGGATCTAGGGGATTTTAGGAGAAAAAAATAAAAGAAGGGAACTATGTCCCTTCTAATTCTTACTCTAGCTCGCTGAATACTATCTTATTCGTTATATACTCAATAAGATATGATATATTCTTGGGATCTCTTCTAAGACCACGAGACTTGAGTATTGCCTCTGCTACATTATACACATAACGTGCTGTTGTAGCCTCCTTACTACTCTTACCTAGGCCATCTGATACTACGCCTACTAAGAATCCGTGGTTAGGTATTTCTATCTTTGAATAATAACCACTCTTGTTCTTCTTGCCAACTTCTCTACCTATGAAGTTAACATTCTCCTCGACACTAAGGTCCTCTGCAAGCTCTAAGAGTTCTTCCCTACTTGCAAATGTAAACTCTACGTGGGTATTGTATACCTCCACGTCAATACTAAAAACTGTCATAATTCTATAATTTAATTGTTAATAACTTCATTATATTAATAAGGGATCTAGGACATATCAGAAGGAAAAAATAAAAGCCAAGCCTATACCTCACGGACAAGCTTGGTTGAAACTGTTTTAGGTTATAATAGTTAGGTTTTCTACTACCTACACACCTATAAGGAATCAAGAGGGAAATAAAAACCTGGCCAATCTATCTCAGACTAGCCAGGAACTACCTATACCATGAATTGTAACATTGTAATACACTAATTACATATTGTCATATATAAGGATTCTAGGGCAATAAAAAAGAGTAGAATAATATCACTACTATCCTACTACTAATTCTTATTGTACAGTAGACACAACCAATGTATCAACTGCTAGCTCATTCGCATAATTAATTGCATCTGCCTCACTAGCAAATGTTCGATCTAATACTTGCTTATCCCAACCTAGATAAACTTTATATACTTTCTTCTTCATACTAGTAAGGGATCTAGAGGAAACAAAAAAACGACAGAGAGCTAGCTATACCAAGTAATCC